CTAACATAGATTCTATGGTAGAATACCACAAACTATCCGATGGTGGTTGAATTAAACTTGTTCCTGTGAAAAATAATTCGTCTAAAACAATACCAATTGGTTGAACCTGAACTTTCGCATAAAATTCAGTAGAAATTAGATCACAATTTGTGTTTCCTGAGGTTAAGTCATCAAATCCTTCGTTTAACATTTGTAAAATTCCTCTTTTTGTTGGGGAAACTAAATTAAATTGTTCAGCTCCCATCACATAAGATTGATATGATACATATGTTTTGTCACAATCAATTATTGTTGTCCTTGTTTGTGAACATCCGCTTGAATCTAAAACAGTTAAAGAGTAAGTACCGGCAGTTAAACCCGTAACTTTGATTTGTTGTGGGTTTGAATCAACATTATTGGACCAATCAAAGGTAAATGGTGGTATTCCGTCAGATATGAAAGCTGTTATTGTTCCATCTGATCCTTGTCCACACGAAGTTGAATATAAATTATAAACTAATGGTGTACTTGGTGTTATGAACACTTGTTGTGTTTGAGTACATCCTGAGGCATCGGTAACAGATATTGTATGCTGACCCGCACTTACATTAGAAAACGTGACTGCACTTGCAGTCGTATCAATTACATTCTCAAGACCATCTAAAGAGTAATCAAACGGTGAAGTTCCACCCACCGATTTTTCAACAACAATGGTTCCGTTGTTGGCCGCACAAGTGGTTCCTGTGGTAGTCGCCGTTATTGTAAATGTATTTTGAGAAAGTATCGCACTTTCACTTAAGAAATAACAACCTGAAGAATCTTCTAAGATAATTGTATATGTTCCTCCTGTTAAGTCAGAAAACGTATAAGACGCGGCATTTGATGTTATTGAATAAGTCGATGCGTCAGGGTAAACTAGAGTATACGTAAATGGTGATGTGCCACCCAAGGCTGTCACCAAAATAGATCCGTTAGCATTACTACAAAAAGCAGGATTAACCTCTAAAATGATGTCAGAAATACCATTTTCAGTTGCAACGTCTACACCTGTCGTAAATTTACATAAGGCCGCATCCGTTACAGAAAAATTATAAGATCCTGCAGGTATACCTTGCAATGTAAAACTTTGAGAATAACTAACATCTATTGCTCCAGTAGATGCCGAATAATAATATGGACCTGTACCCCCTGTTATTGTCATCGTTAACACGCCATCGGTGTTTAAACAAGTTGGGATAACGTCAATAGTAAACGCGCCTAATCCAACAGGATCAATTTGACCTATTGTCTGTTCTTTAATTGCAAAACATCCAGTTGCGTCGGTTACTTTAACCGAATATGTTCCTGCGGTTAGTCCTGATAACGTACTACCTGTCGATCCATCATTCCATTGATATGTAAATGGTTGAACACCGGTTTGCCCTGTAACAATAATTTTTCCTGAGGCTTGTCCACATTGTGTATCATCAACAGGATAAAATCCAAAATCAACCACGACTGAATTGTTTACAATAAAGGTAGAACTTGTCCCTGAACACCCACCATAATCAACACTAGTAACAAAATATGTTCCCGCTGAAAGATTTTGGAATGTGAATAAACCTAATCCTGTTAATCCTGACTGAAGTAATTCGTTATTTGAGGTATAGAGATAGTATCCCGTTTCACTGAAATCACTACTAGCATCCGCAGTAACACTACCACTATCGGTATTACAAGTTGTTGCAGATACATTAATAATACTAGTACAGTTACCTGAAGATACAGGAACGTTAACGTCATATTCTAAGTTAGTTGGTACTGTTGAGTCGTTAACTCTGAATGAATAGGTTCCGGCGGAAAGATTCTCAACTAATGAATAAGTTTCATATGAGGTTGTTGGGCTAAATGGATCAAAATCATAAATCAAAGTAGATGTTTGATTTATTGGTGAAGCCCACGCAATTGTATATGGTGGAGTACCACCAGAAAATCCTACCTGAATTACTCCTGATGATGTATTCTGACAGTCTCCTGTTAAATTAATGTTATAATTAAATGATGCCACTATCGCAACTTATACTAATGTTTATCCCCACATTTAAACTTAGGGTATTGTCCAAATTCTTTGGTAAGCAATCTAAATTGGTTACATTCAATATATTACCGTTAACGAAGTAATTCAACCCATAATCATATAGATTATCCAAATACTCCCCAACCGCATTCTTCCACATACTTCTTGATGGTACATCATTTAGACCATTTCCTGTATAGAATGGCTCATAAATTAAATACTCATCCCCTAATTTCATTTCAACCACCCATTGTGTCTGTAAAGTACTTGTAATACAATCATTTAATGTAAGACCACTTTCAGTTAAGAAATTCTGTAATCTATTAGAAAGAATTCCATTAAAATTTGAAACGGACGAATCCCCATTTAACCAAGGGAATACCGCAAATTCAACAAATTCTGTAGAACAATCGTAATTAAATACATTACCAATGATATAACACGCATCAGCAGGTACTGGTACAAACTGACATCCTCTTTGTCTTCTATAAACAAACTTTTGTTTTTGGAAAATTGAGTTCTCAAATCTTGTTCCTGAATTCCATATTGTTGTTGCAGGAATCATTTGTTCAACTAACTTCATCCAATAAGGACCAAGTCCTTCCACATAATCAATTAATTTCTGATAAGTGTATTGGTTATTTGGAATTCCAATAGTTTGTTCTTGTTCAAGATACTTCCAAAAAATAGAAGATAAGGTTGGATAACCTCCAGTATGTCCATCAGTAATGTACATTCTGTTTCTCACATTAATTGTATTTTGCCAAAATGTTTGGGCGAATTCGAAGAAAGTTTTCTTCTTTGGTTCAGGATTAATAAATGTCCAATCAACTCCACCAATAGTTGGATATGGACTTGTCATTCCTGTTTCAGGTATTGGATAGTCATAACTTCTTGATTGATACCAAACATCATAAACTAAACCTTGTCCTGGATTGAGGAATAGATCTACGTTTTTAACATTCAATACTAATTTTTCACTGTCCAAATAATAATACGATTCATACCCCGCATCTGTGGCAATTCTTAAGTCTTCGTCATTAGAAACCCATGACTTTTTATTATCAATTGTTTTTTGTAATTTGAATCCTTCGGTCATGTACGGGAAATCTCTGAATCTTTCGAGATAAATTTGACCATATGTAAAAGGTTCTAAACTCGTTTGTACATCCGGATTAGATCCTGTAAATGTTGCTACATTAACAGGTAATGCAGGACTTCTATGTTGTGGTGTTTGTTGATACCACCCCGCACCTTTTTGAAAGAAAAAGTCTTCTGTTGGTATTGGTGCTCTTGGATATCCTTCTATATCAATAGGATAATCAGCCTCTTCAAGTGTTACGTTTTCGTATGTTGTTGATGAGGTAAATCCTGTATATGTTTGCCCTTGGATTTTATACACATTTCCTGGAGCTAATCCTGGTACTTCATTTGCATATGTTCCTCCTGAAATTTTAGCAAATTGAGTTTCAAACTGTACCATGTTAATCTTCTGATCCGCAAGATATATGTTCTCATTAAATTCAATCACCGAGTCAGGAGCTCCTACCAATCTCATTAAAAATTCTACAGATCTTCTCGTTCCCTTTGATCTAAAAAGATAACCAGCATTTAATATTAAGTTTCTATAATACTGATAATTTAACTCAGTTGGAGTCAATCCTCTCGCGTAACCCGGAAAAGTTGGTGCGTTTGTATCACCAAAAATTGAATCCAAAAAGTTTTCATTTGTAATTGGGGATATGTTTGGCTCCCACCCTAACGTATCGGCTAAGTTCTTTAACAATAATGAGGGAATATCGTTATTACCTATATTGTAGTTTACAGATGTCATGTTTGCCATACCATCAATAAACTTCTTTATCTCATCAAAACTTCTACCATAAATCTGTAATATTTTTTCAACCTTTCTATCTCTAGTGTCGAACTCTTTAAATGATTCTTGAGTTAAAAATCTTGATAACAAATCTGTTTTGTATATGTCAAAATCAACTGCAATAGTATTAATTTGTTCAAGATATAAATCAAATGACGGAGTTCTAATATCTAAATTCCATGGACCATCCAAAGGCCATGTCGCAGTACTTATACTCGTAGTGAATTGACCATTTTCAGTTTCAGAAGGTATTTGGAATACTGCTGTGTAAGGTGGTTCAACTAATCTATTCAATAAGAATTTTTCAACCTCGTCAAACACTTCCGCGAAAACTTGATCAACAACTAAATCGTTAGGTCTAATTTGGTAATTACTTTGAACTGTCGTCGCCGTCACACCAAATGGTGCACCTGAAACATAAAATTCTATTGATCCTGATGTTAAACTACTTGAGGGTGTAAATGAGTTAACTTTATAAATGTCAGGTTCGTTATTAGCGTCTAAAACCGCAATACAATAGTCCAAATAAGTTTGGTTCATATTTCTTAACGGAGAAGTAATAATTTCTCTCGCAACTATATTTGTTGCTGCAGATATCGAATAATCAATGTCAAACGGATTTACTATTCTTTCAACATTAACGGTAAAATAAGTTTCATTATTAATACTGTCATAACTAATATTTTCTGCAGTATAACCTGTTGTAGATTGTAAGTTAACATATCTAATATCTAACGCCGCAGGAAAATGATTGATAATTTTTGTTATTGAAACCTCTAATCTCTTGGTAAGTGATCCATACATTGAAAAGTTACTAACTTCACTTAAATCAAGATTTGGATAAACTCTGAACTCCTTTGCAAAAATAATTCTACTTTGAACTAATTGGTCAACATCCATATTTTCCAAACTTATTGGTTCAGAGAATGCTCCAATATTAAAATTTCGATTAACCTTTTCGGTTATCGATGTTGTGAATTCAAAATTACCTTGCGTTAGTCCTCCACCATCCGTAAGTTGTAAACCTACAATGTTATCGGAAAACGTATTTGCTCCAGATCCTGGCCTTGGTGGGTAAAAATATTTTTGTACTGCTGCCATTAACTAATAATCGTGTTAAAGTTTTTACTGAAGTCGATATTATCACCTCTATTCTGTCTAACTTCATACAGAAGGTCATTGAATTGATCTCTAATTTCAAACAAGTTGTATTGTCTGTATATGTTATTTTCTGAGTCGTAGATAGTGTAGATACCGTCATCAATAGACTTAGTCTGATTACCGTAAAGAGCTATCGCAAGTGATGATACATCATATTCAACCATTTCAATATCAATCGTTAACGGATTGAAAAAAGTGTTTGATAAGATAATATCTTGGTCTGGTTGACCAATATATGGTGTTGCGTTCGGTTTAGTTGTTGGTGAAGATGATGGTGATAACGTTAAAAACATCAAGTTTGAATTGCTATCAACATATCTATATCTAATAGATTTTTGTTGGGTATTAACTTGGTTTGTAACAACTGGCTCACAATAAAAGTTTGATGTAACAATTCTAAAGAAGTTTGGAATCTTAGTTCCGTCAGTGTTCAAATATTCAATTCTAAATCCAACTAATCCTTGTGGTGTAAATTTATTTCTATATTCTTGTGGAATTAATGTTAAATCCAAAATAATACCTCTTACATTTGGTAATGCACTTAAAACTCCACAATCAATGATCGCAGTTCTGATTTGTGCGGGTCTAATCAACATTGTATAAATTCCAAGGGCGTTAAACTCAGTTGCCGGTAATGTAAGATTGTATAGTCCACCTAAAATTTCAACTGGTGACCCACCAATCTCTTGGTTACTAAAATATGGTCTTAGTAATGTTTTGGCGTCCAATTTTCTAAGCACAAAATTGTTTGTAACGTCTCTTGACGGAGTGTAGTTCAATATGATCTCCATATCGTCAGGTGAAACGTCAGCTGGTCTGATTGTACCGTATGATGCTATTGCCATGTGTTAATTTATTTTCTATAAATAGTTTATCTGTTTATTTGGTTTCAACATTAAAGAAACCATAACCATAATTTATTAAGTCTCCTACATTATCAACCTCTCCTAATCTTTGAATCCTCTCATATGCAGAGTTTTTACCTCTTTCAATGTATAAATTTGTAAGAATTTCTGCTTGGAAAACACTCTTCTGTAACGCAGAATTTTTAGTGATTGGAACCGCAGTTGTGTTCTCTTCAGTAAATCCAGAACTACCAACAAAATAGAGTGTCTCTCCATTATTGTAGTCATAATAGTCCATGTTTGAAATAGTATAGGCTGTGTATATTGGTGATATGTTATTAATAACACCAAATACTTCGTTGTTTTTGATAACAGGAGCTCCAACAATAAACTTTTGTGGACCATACTGAGCCAATTCCATTAATCTAGATTGAGTCGTACCTGAGACAGTATATGGTACCGTAACGTAGTTTGATGAAACTTGATCCTGAACATTATTTTCAGCATCTCCTGAAAATATAAAGTCATAACTAATAGGTGTTGCCGACCAGCTTCCAGTGTTAGAAGTAAAGAACGCAGTTCCATTAGGATTTGTTATTGTTGCCAATGCATATGGAGTAACAATTTCTTTTTTAACTGTGTTTGTCCCCCAAGGGTTTGTTTGAGTTAATGTTATTGTGTAAGCACTTATCGACACAGGATACCTATGTGGTATTGATGCTGGTGCTAACTGATTAAAAGTATTTTTAGGAGACCCATCTCCCCAATCAATTGTGTACGTTGATAACTCCAAGAACTTTTTAAACTCATCTGAGGTATTGTAGACATAATACGTATAAGTGTCCGCAGTACTAGCTGAAAATATGAAATTAGTTACAACATCTTTCTGTATAACAGCTCCGTCAAATGGTGAATAATAACCACAATCTAATGCGGTCTCAGTTATTAAAATAGGAATGGTTAATCCTGTTAAAAGAGATGTACCTGCAGTGTTTCCTGATAAAACTTGAGTCATAGCAGAATAAACACCTACTGGCGTTCCTGAATAATTAACCGTAAATAAGTCACCTTGTATTACCTCGGGCGATATTTTATATGAATAATCTGCTGCCATTATGGATTAACGTATTCGTACCATTTTATGGGAATTGTCCCTCCAACCCTATCTGTTGGGTTAATTATATCGTAAACCTTATACGAATGAGTTAAATAATCTAACTCAACTCTATAATAGAAATAATCAGAACTTGAAAAAACATACTTATTACCTTGAATTGTAGATTGTGGTCGATTCATCATCCTAACAAACTGTCCTGTTTTTCCGTCAAAGAATTTGGCTGTCATGTAAAAAGTACTAATGTCTAAAAAGTTTCTTTTCTTTAGCCAATAAATAAAAAACCCTTCTTTGTCTCCAACATAATCAAGAAGAAACTGTGGTTTTCTAATTTGAACATCGGTAGTTTGCATTTTGGTTGCCATTCTCAACCCTTGCTGAGTTGGCAATATGATTGTTATGTAATTTTCTTGTTGCGATTCAATAGGACTATCATATAGATCCAACTTAAAGAATGAGTTTGTAAATGAATTGGAATAATAATAAACATCTTGTGTTGTAAATCCCTCGGCTCTATAATCTATTTTCCAGTTCGCAGGGTTAGATAATGAACTCCCTTCATAAAAATAAAACTCATAGTTAATTTCAGATTTATTATTATAATCAGCATGGAAAAACCTATCAACCTCAAAGTCCTTGTCTGTTGTTATTAATTCATTAACAACACTTGTTTCATATTCTTTAATTTCAGCATCAACATCCAAATACTCCCAATCTAAATTGATTGGAATATTAATGTGATTTCCTGTAAATCCAGAATACAATATTTGTTTACTCACATTCATCGACTATTGGTTTAACTACTACTGTTTCCGTGTTTATACTAAATCCACTTAAAGGTCCAAATTTCGGCCCTTGTACTCCAGCCTCGATGTCTCCATCAGGAATGAGTCTAAAGAATCCATTAATATAGGGATAATGTGAAAAGTTTAAGAATGGATAATCAACACCATTTAAGTTTTCATCAACAAACCCATAACTATAAAGATCTCTCCACATGAATTGTTTATAGTTATTTGAGTAATATGCCCAAGGTGGTACATTATCTACATCAACCAAACTACCCGTTTCAATATAATTTGAAAAAACCCTTAACACCATTCCAATATGAGGTTGGTAATAATAACCACTTGGATTATCGGTAGGTACACTTGAACTTTTAAAAATATCTTGATTGTATCTTATCTTTTGATAATACGGTGAAATAACTCTCTCTTTTTGTGTAAAATTATTCCACTCACAAAAGTCACCACACATAGTATCGCCAGATTTTAAATCTAAGTTATAATAGAATTGTTCCGTACTTCCGTTTGTTTGAGTATATGAACTTACAGGTATATTTGAATTAGATTTAATATTATTGTCCTTCCAATATGAATTGTTTAAAGATAATATATTAAATTGCCAACCTTGTTTGGTTCCAACTCCTTGGAATGGCTTATTAAAATAACCTGAATATCCCTTATTAATCGTTGTTAAAAATATTTCATTCAACGGTCTTTTTTGGTTGTCTGTAATATTATTAATATTCAAATCATAATTTGTGGTAAACGTATAGGTTGTCGATGCATTCTTTTGTGATATCCTTGAAATATTATTAGGTGTCAGTGATGAAAATTCAAATCTCTTATTACTCGCAAATGGACTCTCTTCGAATCCGGCTTTAGTCACAATTAAATCATTAGCATTACTTATAACCTTATGCATTTTAACATAATAGGTTGACATTGTTTCTGCGGAATTTGTAACATCAATTATTTTTTTAAACGTCCCAACTTTATCATCCGCAAATGTATTTCCCGTATAACCAATATTGTATATGTTAAAGACGTATAGTTCTGATCCAAACGTACCATCACCCAAAGAATTTACCTGAAACACGGTTTGTGTGTTATAAGACAAACTAAGTTGTATGTATTCCCCTGCAACTAAATTATGTTCCGCAATACATTTACAAGAAATGTACTTGGTACCATCAAACTTTAAATTTTTAACAATAAATGGTATACCATCCTGAGCAGTCCAGTTCACTTCATCAGAACCATTTGTCCAATACAATGGTTGTGTATAATTGTTCTCAAATGGATAAGTTAAATAATATGACCAATTATAGGTATAAGCACTTTTAGTAACATAATTTAAATGTTGGTCTAAAATATTTGGTCTATAAAATTCAAACTCATAATACTGTGGAAATCCTTTCCATATCCCACTAACTACCGATTTTTCAGCATCTGCATAATATAAATTATTAAGAAACGGAATATATTCTGTAGTACCTGTGAACGCATTATTATAAATTGGACTTACTTTAAATGTAGGTCTGAAAGTTGTTGACTCTTGTCTTTCTTTGTCATACAAAACACCCAAATTAACCGACGCAATTCTATCATACTCAGTTATTTCGTTAGACTTACTATCAACAGAAATAGGTACCTGTTGATCAACAGATGGAGCCGACTTATATCTAAGGTTACTTGGTATAATTGTTGTTCCGTTCATTATTCGTTAACGTATTTTTTAATAAATCTATTCATGGCACTTTTACCTTTACTTAAACCAAAATAAAACTGATACGGTAATCCTACAGTAAAATACGTACTCACATTAACCGGATCATAACTAGGTGAATCTGAAGTATTTTTATCTCCTTCAAACTGATAAGCCTCAGCAGTAGTTCCTGGTTGGTAAATCACATTACTTCTATTGTAGATATACCCCTTCATAAATTCAGCCTTAGGATTTTCACCCATGAAATAGTTTGACGTAATGTCTGTTCTATTGAATTTTTGATATAAATTAGATTTAATCGTAGATGTTCTCCAATCGTTATATTGAGTTCCGAATATACTGTTACTGTCTCTGGTTGCCCAACTATAAAAAGGTATTTCTTGTGTTTTTATAGGTAAATAATCATAAACAGCAGAGTTATAAGGAACTTCATCATTTCTTATTATTCTTCTTGGTGAAACGAAATCTCTTGTTTGAGTGTCTGAAGAAAAGAATACACCAATAATCGGTTCTCCCGATCTGTCTGCTCCAATAAAGAATGGATTATTTGTGGAAGCACCTGATTGTGCAGTATAAGATTCAAAGTTAAATTGTTTAACTCCTAATTCAGAATTAATTGATATCATTTGAGCGTAGTCACCGTCAAACTTTTCCTTAGGTCTTGTAAAGAACGCATTTACCGATCCATCACCAAGTCCAATTAGTTTTTGTAAAAATGAAGAATTTATCTGTCTTGATACAATAAATAAGTTTAACAAATCTGATGGGTCTTGGAATGTTGTTGTTGGTATGTTGTTTACGTTGTAACCATAAAAATCAGCATTTAAACTTACTTCTTGAGTAAACGCGTCTCTTGGTCCCATGTCCATAACAGTTGTTGGAAATAAAATTTCTTTTTCGTTTCTTCTTTGTCTCGTTGATGATTGTTGTTTACCTACGAATGTATTTCCATTGTAAGGCGATGATCTGTAATAGAAATTATTTGTTTTATCGTGCAATAAAATAGTGTCTTTACAAAACTCGTTGTATGGGGCGTTAGGTTCGACTGGGTCTAACGGTGATTTAAAAAATCTGAGATTTCTAAAAGGGAAATGATATAAAGATCCGTTTATCCAATTATTAGAAAATGAATGTCCAAATACGTTTCTACAAGCGGCAAAGTTAATTCTTGTTCTGGCTTTAAACTCGCCTAATTGTTTAAAATCATTAGGAAGTGATAAAATTGCTTTACTAACAAAAATATAACAACCTCCTTTAATTTTTACCTTAGTGTAGCATTTGTTTGTTGTAGGTTTAACCCCAAAATTTTCAGAATTTCCTGAATAACAATCATACGGAACTAACCCTTGGCAACCAAACGTAGATGTAAGTTGGTCTTCAAATTCATTTCCAAAATCTTCTGCGGTACCATTAATAAGGAAATCTGATAACAAATTCTCATAAGATTCAACAATTCCTTCGTCACTAACAAAGTAAAAACTCATATTTGTGTTTTGATGTAACAAATATGTATTGTTTAAATTTGTAGTTCTTGACGTTGACGTTGGAAGTCTGTCAGTCCTCATTACAATTTTATTGGTTTGATTTACCATTGTCATTGTATTTCCTGTAGAATATGCAGGAGAAAAATACATGTACCTATCATACCTTAATGAAGGTCTTCCATCTTCAATACTACCACCAACTGAGGCAAAGAAATAAGCTCCTCCCTCGACATATTCATCGTTCCAATATCCTAAAAACTTTTTACCACCGCATAACGCATAATAGTTCGCCATTATTTGATACCATGGGCTAGCACCAAAAATATCAGGGTTAAGATATCTAGGTTGCCCTGATACATTAATGTAAGTATCGGTTGCAAAAACATTCAATGATGTGTTAGCCTTAACATACCCACCACCAAAACCACTATTAATCTCAATTTTATTATTGGTAAGAATTGTTGTAGATCCTTGTGGGTCAATTTGAAATCCTCCAATAACCTTATTACCGACTTGGGTCGAATCCATAGAAGAATAATATGAGGGCATATTTGTAGTATAACCTGAATAGTTTAATCCTGGTTCAAAAATAAAGGATTCAAAGAAAATAGGGTTATTAGGATTATCCTCATTAGTCGTAAATTCATTATGTCTTGGTAAAACTAATCCAGCTTGAATCGGAATATTCAATTTATATTTTGAAGTAACTTGAACTGTTCCGTATTGTTGCCCACATAATCTACTAATGTCAACTGTTGTAGTTTGTCTTGTTGAGTTAGGATCAACTCCTCTTTGTAACATCACCACCACAAGTTCATTCTGTTCAGGAATCGCAAAAAATGGCCTTGTCGCAAAATTAGCGTTCCACTCCAAATATTTTCCTCCAAACCACCCGTCTTTTTCTTCACTCTCTTGCCAAAATAAACTGTAGTTATCAATATACCTTTCTTTTAAACTTTTTTGCCCGTTATAAAACGGATTCAAAGTTGAAAAATCACTATAGGTCATTGCAGTAATAACTTGAAAATATTCTATATCTGATTTAACTCTTGTATAGTGTAGGTTTAAAGGCTCTCTACATTTAACAGCCGTAATTGCTACTCCTTGATTTGGATAAAAATCATTAACACATATTGATCCCGCTAACCCTGAAGTTCCTGAATAATATAACCCATCACAGTCATAATAAAACCAATCGTCTCCTGTTGCCGCTGTTACAGATCCAACCCAACAATTTTGTACCGCATCCGGTACTTGATTAACAATATACTGTTGTGTTAAATTTTGGTCTGAATTATCAGGATTGGCATAATTTACTGTGATTGATTTTAAATTTTTCGAGTATCCTGTTGAAGATGTAAATCCAGAAAAATTTGATTGAGCCTTATCTGTATTAGGATCTAACGAATTACTAGGACTTTGGAATGCAAGTACTCTTCCAGTTAAAAAGTTTTCTAACGTATTAGCATCACATAATAATGTTATAGTATTGTCATAATGAAACGCCCCGTTATTAGCACTTATGTCTGAAGCAACATAAGTTTTAACTTGATTAAACCCTCCGAATCTATTGAAGTATTGATGTTTATAATTAAAAAGATTCATTCTCTCAGTAAGTGTTAAATCAAATCCCGCTCTAGGTGCCCCTCCAATCCAAATAGACGCTGGAGTTCTTTGTCCCGCAAATACTTTATTAATACCAGCAACTAATCTCTGATAATCAGTTTGAAACTCTAAAAAAGGACTCTCTACTGTCTGTAACGCAATTTGTCTTTGAGCAATAGTCGGTCCCCATGGTTGTGTTGTTATTGTTAAATTTTTAAACCAAGGATCATTTACGGTATAAACATCCTCAAATATATTCGAATAACTAACAGGATTTGGGCTGTCCGCTAAAATTGTTAATGATGTTGTTCTTAAAGATTCTGACGCAAAGTCTGCAGCATTTTGATTTGATTCTACCGTATCAGATGAACATGAACATAATTCACAATCAGGATAAGTTATTGTGGGCAATGAAATATTTTTAAATGGATCACCCAAAGAATTAAAAATATCTTTAAAAGATGGCGGCTTATTACAATTAAGACTTACAAATGGAATTGCGTCGACAACTTTACAAATAATATAAACAAACCAAGCTAAGACTCCATAAACAAAAGTTATTAACGCCTTTATGATTGGCCATAAGAAAGCCAATAAATGCACCACAACCATAAGTGGTATCAATAAAAGTGTTATAAAACTAAAGAAGAAATTGAATATGATAAAAATTAAATCGAAGTTTTTAACCCCATCGTTAGTGGGAAACTTGTTGCTTGTTGAGTCGCACGTATTTTCTAAAATTTGTTTAATACCTATAAATCTTCCTCTGTTCGTTCCTTTATGATACCCATCTAAAAACTGTGATACAGTGTAAACTCTGTTGTAACCAAATTCATAGAATGTGTCTTCACAATTTATTGCCGCTTGTGCGTTAGCATATTCGCTCCAATCTAAAGAGAAGGCGTATGATTTTTGAACCGCTTGATACTGAGTAGTTCCTGTTGGAAAACTATAAGGATCTGTTACAGGACTATTCCACCCATACTCTTTAATGTTTGGAACCAAATAAAATGCCCTTTTAGTCTGTTCTCCCAAATCTGGTGACTGCTCCCACTTAACTTTAAATCTATATTTACCTTTGGTTGGTACTCCGATATTAGGGTCTAACGAAATTGTTCTTTCTCCGAATTCATTTGTTATGATGTAATCCAAATTCATTGGGACATCAACTAACCATGTTCCGTCACCGTCTATTACTTTTGAACCACCGTCAAATTCATATTCTTCTAATACAGGTTTTCCTGTACTATCTTGTCCGATTGTCTGTCTAATACATAATATTTCACCAGGTCCTGAATTAAGGTCGCATAAATTACCAGCCTCAGTTGCAGGTCTACAATTTTTTCTTAAAACTCTTGAATCACCTGCAGAAATAACTGAACCCATAAAAACAGCCGTTGGTTGTATATCAATGTTTGCATCATCTCTTAAGTCAAAATCAACTCTGTTGATTGCAATTTGGCATACCTCAGGTTGTCCCCATAAAGGTGAAACATCTATGTTTGCCTGTAAATTTAATATTTGAGGTAGAGAGTTTAAATCCGCCGAGGCACTAAATGAATTTCCATTAAATTGGTTTTCATTTGCTAAACCCATTCTAATCAAATCTTGTGGGGTAAGGCTGAACTCTCCGATATCTGAAAGGTCTGCATCCATAACCACGGTTTGATTCCCTAATGGAACTCCCATGATCATGTAATCACCGCTATCGTTAGTCTTAACAGTGTACTTGTAATACTTGTCATAAACTTGAATAACTGTTGGGTTTGTTAAAGCATCGCTTCTAGACGGAAACGTTCCTGTTGGAACATGGGAAGAATAAGATTTCTCATATGGTAATAAATTATATCTATACCCATCTTCATTCTTATCTGTTGGTGATTTATACGGATATAAAACACTTACTATTTCATTATTCTGATCTTCTTGTGCAATTGGGACAAAGACCGAAACTCTAACATTCGGTAATCCGAATCCTCCGTTAGCGGTAACACGTCCCACAACTACCCCATAGTCCGCACAATTTCTTGTATAGATGTCGTCGCTTTGAATCTTCAAAGAAAGTATTTCCAAGAAATCAAATTCTTGGTCAATTTGTACGTTGATAATTTGGTCTGAACCCGGTTCAGTTCGTATTCTGTAGGAATTACCCATTAATGCCTTTTTTGATAAATAGTTTAACCCCCATTTTCTAAGGAAAAGAAATGGCGTATTAATCAATGATAACCTAATGGTTGATTAAATAAACTTAAGTAAACGAAACGTTTTGGAAGTTCTTGACTCTTACTCTAATATCCTTCTGTGGGTATCTTATTTGATAGACCTGACTTGGTTGTGCAAATATAGTGTCATCAACTGGTCTTATCTGTCTTGTTGCATCATCAACATATGGCATTGATGTCTGAGATGAAGAATATTGACCACCAACTTCATTATAAATTTGAATTCCCGCAACAGTAATAACTCCATTCTCATCTTGAACTAAACTATTCAATTGGGCTAAATAAATGTTTTGTCCTAACTGTCTAACTTGTGGATCCATGAATGTTGAGATCTTATTAACAATGTTTGAAATAACTTGACCTTGGTTCTGTGTTGAGTCTAAAACAACTGCAATATCAACACTAACATCAATCACTTCTGCAGTTTCAATTGAAATATAATCATTCAACATTCTATAGTTAGATAGATAATTTGCTAAATTTTGTTTTAAAGTATTTGAAACAATTGAGGTTAATTTACCTGAGGTATCGTAAGATAATATTTGAACTAATACTTTATTATTGTTTTCCGTGATCGCAACTTTAGCCGGTGCTCCGAATTGTGATGGCATTTTTCTAACAAGTGCCTCATAATCATTAACTGTAACCGCTCTATTTTGAGACGCGAAGTTGAAAGATACATAATTTCTTGCATCCTCTACTGTTGGTTGTCCTGCACCTCCAATAGCGGCGGTAACATTATTACATCTTAATGACCCAACAACCTGTTGGTTTATTGATTCAGATGGACCATTCACAAAAAATGACACTGTTCCAACTTGATTAATAACATTGGTTCCTAAGTTTGTTGATAATCCTCCACCTGTTCTATATTGAATAAACAAAGTAGTATTTGCCTTAAGAGCCGACCCTAATGATAAATTGTTTTGATACAATTGTAGGTTCAGAGGAACCCCCAATGTGGTAAACTGATTAAGAGCATCTTGAGCTGTGTTTGTTCCACCGCCAAAAGTCATCTTTAAAAATCCTTCAGGTGTGTATTCAGTAATAAACTTGTCTTGTGTTTGAATATAACGACCTACTTTAATACCTGGCTGGTCTGATACTTTGGTTGGGTCTTCGATGAAGATTCTATCTTCAGCTAAAGCATCAACTTCATACCATTTGTTTTGTAGACCTAAAAATTCATTAACTGTAGGTACTGTCGTGTAACTTGTACCATCCTTTAAAAGAACACTTGTAACACCTAACACATTCTTTTCAGGTAGAAATACCTCTAAGAATGGTCTTACGTCACTAGGAGTGATTACTCTTTTGAATACCTTAGTAATACCGTTAACAACAACTTCTCTTTTAGTTATAGTATAGTTAACCAACCTATTACTACTATCAAAGTTTGGTATTTTAAGTCTATTAGGAAATCCTTGAGAATTATATGGAGATGAGAAATCAATATCTTCTACGTTTTCGAAAACTTGTCCTGCACCTAAAACTTGTGATCCTCTTCTTAATTGACCCAAATATCTTTCA